AGGCAAATCCGATTAATCGTTAAATATAAACGGCCACTACTACCGCGTCTTTCACGTTATGCTCATCAAAAAAGAGCACTGCCAGGTTCCGGCCCGCCATCATCTCTGCCGCCGGTAAATTCCGCGCCACCGTGACCCCCTCCAGATAAGTCTTGCCGCTGCCGGTAATCTCCACCGTGGCGGAATAACTGCCTGCATTAAAACTTCTTAATATCGCCTTTTTTACCGTCATTTTTAAACTCCCCCCAATAACAGCTGCTGCTGGTATTCCCCGCGCTCCGACAGGTAATTTAACGTGATGCCCAATACCCGTTTCTTCGCCGCCGCCAGCCCGGCCCGCTGGTCGGTGATTTCCACGACATCATATAACTGCTGACCGCAATTGACCGGCGTGGTTATCAAACCGCCGGTTGATTCTATTTCCGCCTTGCGCAGGTAACTGCTCGCCAGATTCTGGCCCGCAGTGACATTACCGATATTTCTATCCGCAACCTGTTTTGCCCGGTCGTAAAAAAACGCCATTTGCTCCCAGGAAAACGCATCCGTGATTACCGGTTCCCCGCTGGCCGGGTCGCAGCCTTCGATACGGACCTGATTTGTCTGCCAGCCGCCGGAACGGTATTTCCCCTGCCGGATGAGGTGGGCCTGTCCGTATGCGTAAACGGCGTTATCGGTAGATTGCGGATTGACCAGATAAGCCTGTAAGCCCTCAATGAATACCGCATCCGGGATAAAAGAAAGTAAACGCCGGATAATCAGGTCGCCGCGGTCATTGGGATGAATCGTAAAATCGGGATAAAAACCATCCGCAAACGCTGATTCAGACTGCGCCGCCAGCTGGATGCCGATTCTGGCGAAAACCAGCGCCAGCAACTGTTTTACCGACATCTCATTGGCATCCTTGTTCCAGCGGAATTGGTGCCCGGCCCGCCAGTTTGCCAGTAAATGCCAGCCGTCGATGCCGTACAGCGTTAGACTGCTGCTGCCTCCGGCGCTGCTGTGTTCCCAACTATCCAGCCAGAAGACCGGACCGGCGCTCGTTTCATTGTCCAGAGCGGTAACGTAACCCGGACTGAACTCGATTTGACTGCCGATGTTCAACAAAGCCAGATTACCGGTACCCGGAGATTGGTATTTACCGTCGTCATTCCTCAGTGTCACCTGCAGGTGGCCTTCCTGTGGTGTGGTTTCATATTTTACTTCGAGAACATCGGAGGTAATGTCCAGACTCGTCTCTGGCAGATTAGCCCACCAGACGCCGTTCGCCGTCGACAGCCAGACGGAATTCCCGGCATGCGCCATCACCAAACCGTATTCACTTACGAGGTTAAAAGGTGAAGGTTCGCACCACAAATTGTCCGAAAACCTTGAATCGGTAATTGAATTTAGAAAAAACGGACGGCTGTAACTTTGCACACCGCTGAATTTTTCCACATAGGCAGCCCGGTAGACATCGGGTTTATCCAGGAATGCCGCGCCGTATTCAAAATTGCCGCCGGCCGGGGCTGAAGCCAGTTCCTGCAAAGACGCCCATACCCCGGCGGTCACATCGCCGCCGTCACCCAAAACCAGCGACCAGACCTTATAATTGCCGTTTGCGTCCTGCCCGTTTAACAACAAATTCCAATCGCGGTCGTAAATTGTGCTGACGCTGGATAGATCCCCGGTGATTTTATCCCAAACCGCGGCGGATTGCCAGTTCCCGCCAACGCATTTTTTAATCCGCAGGTTCATCTGTTCAGTGTAGAAAATTGCCAGGTCGCCGTTGGGTTTATATGCCGCGGTCAAACCATGGACATCGGTTGAAGGCGCGTAATCGAGCAGTTCGCTCAGCCAGCTGGCGCCGTAATTCGTGCTTTTCAAACGTTTCAATTCACGGTTGCCGTTTATCCAGAAAATGGAAACTTCGTTGCCGTGCGCGGCTGCGGCTGCCGCCAGGCAGTTATACTGATTGGCGTAAGTCCAGACGCTGAAATCTGATTGAGAACCGGGGCTTGCCGTCCGCTGCCAGTATAGTTTCCGCCCATCGGCCGGTAAGGTAATTCGAACCCTGATTAGCGAACCGTCCCCCGCCACAGTCATCCCATGAAAATATTCGTCTTCGCTGCCCCGGTATAACCTCTCCCAGTTGAGGCGGGTCACGCCGGTCATCTTGTTTTTAACCTCAATTTTTACCGCGGGGGTGTGACTGGCCGATCGCTGCGCTGCCAGCAATGTCGCTGATAATGTCCTCATCTTTTATTCCTTCCCCGCCGGCCCGTAATCGGTGGTTTTTGATACCTGCCGGTGAAAAGGACGGTAAAGGGAACACACCCGCATCCGGTTTTTCCGGCCCAGTCTTTTCAGTTCCAGACGGAAGAACGCCAGTTTCTCTTTGCCCCAGTTCAGTAATTCGCCGGATGTTGCGTCTCCCCCGGTGTTAACGCGGTTGATGGCATAAACGGCCCACTCCACGGCGGCGTAGCCGCAGGCACCAGTGGTAATCAAGTCTTCCTGCCAGGCTGCAATCGTCGAAGTGCTGACGTTGAGTGTATGCAGTTGGCCGTAGTAAATACAGGCGTTCGAACCGTCCGGAATCTCGTCACCAAGTAAAGTAACGGTATCGCCCCACAACGAAAAACGCTGGAATCTGCAGGGAAACATCCCCGCCGGGTATTCCACCGCTTCAACCATTATCCGGTCGCTCAGAGCGGAAATATCAATTTCCCGTGAGCCGGAAGTTGTTGCCTTAACTGTTTTTTGCTGATAAGGCACGGCTTCTGAGTAATCCTTCACCGCATGGCCGATGTGCCGGTCCAGTTCATCATTCGTCCAGCGGTAATTATTGGCGTCTTCATCGTGCAGGTCCCGCCTTACAATCGCCCTCATGTCTACTAAGTTCATATTTCACCTCTTCAGCAGCCTTCAGCCGTCAGTTATCAACCGGATGGGCTGAACACTGACAGCTGAAAGCTGATTGCTTGTTTTAGTTATCCTGCACGCCGATTAGCGCGGCGGCTTTGATGGCGCTGAATAGCGCTAGCGAGACGTACCATTTGATTCTGTTGCGGCTGGCGTCTTTCGTTTCCAGCGAACCAATCGGTTCCACCGTCACAAAACCGGGCGCCGTCAGTCCGCAAAGCGCGCCTTCGCCCATCTGCAAAGCGTAAATCGAGGAACAGGCGCCGCCGGTTGTCCCCGTCTCCACGCCGCCGGCCAGCACATGCGTATCCAAAATCCAGTCGCTGACACAAATGGGCACACCGTCCCAGTACTGGACGAAATTGCCCCAGGCGTCGCGGTTGGATTCCATCATCCCGCCCGATGCCCGGACCAGCGCATTGATTTTCCGCCGTGAACGCCGGCTCATCAGCAGCATGTCCGGTTTGCCGCCTTGCACCGCGTCGATCAACTGGTCCAGCAGCGAAAGGGTCAGCGCTGCGCCGCCGGCGCCGGCCGCAATCACCTGCGGACTTGGCGTGCCGGTGTTAATCAGTTTTCTCAAACCGTCGAATTGTTTGGCGTTGCCGGCCGAATCGCCATAAATGAAAGTGTCTTCGAACTTGTTCCGCAACGCTTTGGCTTTCAGTTCCACCACCGCGGCTTCCAGGTCCTGCACATTGCTCCGGGTGGCTTTCAGAAAATTGTCTACATCCGCGTCGCCGCCCATGATTTTCAGGTTGGCAACTTTCTGTTCGAAGGTCGGCGTTGATTCGCTCCAGTTATCGCCGACATCGTAAAAATCAATGTCCGGCAAAGTTTTTTCCTGGTTGTATGTCAGCCCGTTGCCGACAATCTCGATGAATGGCATCACCTGTAAAATCGGGGATTCCTTCACAATTGTCTCTACCACGCCCTGGAGCAGGATGTCATTGGATAATTTGGATGCTTCCGCTAATGTCAGTGCCATTATTTTTTACCTCCTATTGCGTATTGAATTTTTTCCCGCGGTGACAGCGCCGATAAATCGGCAGCCCGCCTGCCGGGCGCGCCGGCCGGCACTTTGATATTCGCGATTTCTTTCTCGACAGATTTCTTTACCCGTCCCACCAGGCTGATGGCCTTTTCCAGGGAATCGTTCACCGCCTCAATCGTCTCCCCGGCAATCAGTTCCCCGGCAATTTCGGGGTTCAATTCCAGCACCCGGTTTTTATAGCTGGCAACCGCTTCGTTAAACAACCGGGAGACTGCCGCTAACTTTTCTTTCAGTTCGCTCTCCGATTTCCGCAGGGCGGCGATTTCGGTGTCTTTGTCCGCGATTATCTGCGCAAACCCGACCGCTTTCGGTTCCGGTTCCGTACCGGAATCATCTTCCCGGCGGTTTTCTTTGTTCTCTTCCTCTGTCATTTTTCCCTCCTTAAATTTATCTGCTGACCGCTAAACCCGGCGTAATCGCTCACTCTCCAGCCGTTCCTTTAGACGGTCTCACATTCAAATCACGGTTCATTTTTAAAATGGCATCCCTTTCTTCCAGCCAGCGGGCAAATTCCGTCTCCGGGTCCTTGACGCCCACTTCGTACATCGCGGTATGCCTAGAATGAATCCCGCCCTGCACCAGCACCTGTTCGTTTGCCACCATCTGCGTCATATCGCGCGGCAGCACCGGACTCCAGACCACTCTCAGGTTATATTCGCCGAAATCATCCCCGTGGTATTTCTCCATTAAGTTCAGAATCAT